TAACAGCGGTTCGTAGTCGACTATATCGACTTTTCTGAACTCCTCTTGCTATCTTACTAACAAGGTCAGTGAGATCTTCCTTTATGCCGTTGCCTTCTTGCTCACCTCTAAAAAGTATTTCTCTCATTTCTACTCCTCGCTATTAAGCCATTCCCCTATAATTGGAAGACAGTCTACACATTCCTCATCATTGAAGCAATATGCAACTATCGAGTTAATGAGTTTTGCCATTTCCTCAACGCTCATATTTTTTATTTTTTCAAAATTCGTCATTCTCTGACCTCACTATTAAGCCATAACTTTCTATTTTTCACACACATTTGACAGCGACTGTTAAAGTCTTTTCTGTAATAACCGCACTTGTCAATGTCTTTTATTTTGCACGGATAACAACTATTATTTGAAAGTATTTCATCAAGCCATTCAGCCATTTCATCAATGCTCATATTTTTGATTCGCTCGTAATTTGTCATTCTTCGTCCTCCATTCTCGGCGGGTCGGGAAGCTCTCGCCAATGAGTGATGTCTTCAACAAGTGCAATTCCGTGTCTTACCCAATGTTCGTCAATGGTGCGATACCAACATTCGAACACGTCTCCTAAATCGGAACACACAATCACATTTCTGGCTGTGTCAGGCAGCCTGTCCTTTACACTGATCCAGCCGTCCTGGACGCCGTGATTGAAAAGTCGTATCTCGTCTTTCTTGAGCCATTTCTGCCATTTACCACAAGCAGAGCAGTAAAGCCCGGTCTGATTGCCGTGTTTCTCAGTGAAGAACTCCTTACCACCACAATTACAAACCATATCCATATCTATCCCTTCCTACGCATATCGACAACTTTCATCGTGGCTCTAATAAGGGTCTCATCAGAATAGCCATACGGATTTCCGCAAATTTCAATTTCCGCATAATTCAAAATATGATGTAATAGTTGTGTGGCAAGCATTTTATTCAGCATGGATGTTCCACATTCTTCACTGGCAGAGATTTGATATAGCTCTTCCAAATCAACCAACTGTTCAGCTCTCAAAGTCACAATCGAGTGCTGATTGCCTACACAAGGCTGAACTTTTGTAGCTGATATTATCGACTTCAAAAGTTCACATTGTCTCTTATATTTCTTCGCTTTTTGTCGTGCATTCATCGTTCATATTCTCCTTTAAGATTTCTTTTATACAATCGGAACAATAGCACCCCTCGTAACCCTCAATATGATATAGTGCCCACATCCACATTCTATTCCATTTACCTTTATCGAGACAGCGTTTGCACGAGCCTTGTCCTTCACCAGTGCATTTAGTGACTTTCATTCGTCAATTTCTCCTTTATAGTTATTTCTCTCACCATGTCTTGATACACTTGCCGAGTTCGACAGAGAGTTTCGTGCTGATAATTCTGGCGTGTTCGTACTGGGCTTTCACTCCGGGAACAAAATCTTTTGTAATTCCATTCTCACAGTTCTCCCAATTCTGATCGAGAAGGTCTGCTTGGTACAGGTTCAAGAGCCGTACCAATTCCTGTTTTTCGGGTATCGTCATTTTCTGTACCTCTTTTCTGCGGACTGAATCCGCTCGTAAATGTCCTCAAGAGACTCCGTAACCACGGCATAGTCCCCGCCAGTAAAATAGACAGTGTTATTACCCTTTCCGCAAGCAACAGCAGTGACGAGGTTTAGATTTACAAGTACCTGTTCTGTATTCGTATCTGTGAGCCAAATGAACATTGTTATACCTCCTAAAAAATGTCGAGAGAAACGGTGATTTCGTCCTCTTCGGTATCGTCTACGGCAACATAACCAATGCCGTCACATACACCATACAACTGGCTACAGTCCAAATCTTCCCCCATTGCTTCGATGAAACTGTCGCGGTCGATTTCGACCACTTTGAAATATCGTGCCATTATTTCTCCTTTCCGGTAATTAACTCAGAATATGGAAGACTCTTAATCCAATCCATAAATCCAACAGACCATTCGTCCAACTTATGATTGTTACGAGATTTATAAATATTTGCCAGGACTTCATAATTCAGCATAACCGTCCGTTTCTGATTGTAAGAGCTTGGCAAGAGTTGAATCATTTGCCACCACCACTCTTTTTTAGCGTCTGTATTACACCAATGATATGCGTCCCTTGCCTCGTTCAATAGCTTAATAGTTTCTTTCAAATGAACAAGCCAAGAATTTTCAAGATGTTCACAACTAAAATCTTCTATCGTAAATTCCTTTTCTGCAATCTTGTGCATGGTCGAACAAGAGTTAGCAACTGTGCCGACCTTATATGTGTCAAACTCTTTCCACCAATATAAAGGTGCAGTAATATCAACATATACTGCAATCATTCGCATGAACTTACGATGATCTGTACCAGCATTGCGAAGTTTCGTCATGAGGTCGTAATCATTTTTTCCAATAAGAGTCTTGTCTTGCATATCTAACACAGGACAATCATCACAATCGTAATCATCGCGACGGCAAACGCCGCATTGAACATCGAATTCACTATCACTCTTTTTCCAAGAGTTCATTGGATTGCGC